CAAAACAAAACAAAACAAAACAAAACAAAACAAAACAAAACAAAACAAAACAAAACAAAACAAAACAAAACAAAACAAACAAAAACCTATAGTATATGTAATAAAATTGAAATATATTGTTTTTTTTATTTTTATTGTATCGTATCCTAATTTATCAAAATAATCAAATCAAAACCCAATAAAATGTCTTCCTCTACTCGTTATAATCTTCGACAAAATAATTATAAAGAAACCTTGAAAATAAAACTTATTGCTGAGATAAGTAAATATGCTACAAAAATAGAAACGACATCTGATATTTCAAAAAATATTACAAATTGTCATCGCATTTATAAATTATTGAACGACAATACTGATATATTTTATACTAGCAATTGCGTAATAGATAATGCTTATAAAAGAATAAACATATTGACCGATGAAATATGCGACTATATGGCGAAAAATCCGACAAAATCATTAAAATCGTGTCATAATACTTTATTGCAATTTGCCAAATTCAAACATAATTACGAACATTTTTGGACATCTATTATAATAACTTTGAACATAAAAACGTGCCCGGATATGAGTAAAGAAATTATGCAATATATTCATTAATTGGTTTATGATAATATGGGAGTTTATCATAAAATATATAAAATTGAATGATTTTTTTATTGATATAATCATATCAACATATTCCAAACATTAATTAATTTCAAAACTTCTTCATACTTGCTGTGTAATTATTTCAATTCACTCAAAAAAAATGACTTCAACGCAAACTCCTTCAACTTCGTTTACGGAGTTAAGTAGCTCACCTGCGCTTACCTTCGGTAGCCGGCTCGCTCCAAACCAACACGACTACCAAAAAAATTTCAAAAATATTCAATGGTTCTATGAGAACGGTTCGTTAAAATATTTCAATGTACCTACATTAGGTGTCATTGGCGGTGAGGTAGCATTTACCGGGAAATTTCCGGTAGATTTGGCGTTGAAATATGCCAAGGGAATATCAACCTGTATGAATTGTTTAGAATATGCATTTTGGTGCGGTGAATGTATTGGGATGTGTGAGAATTGCGGGGAGGATACTGGTACTCAAAAAGGCTTTGGTAAATATTTCAAAGAAGCAGACGATGAATCATCTGCCAATCGACCCAGTGTATTTAATATGTATTTGAAAAAAGATTGGAACCTTGAACATATTGGCGATAAAAATTATGTAAATACAATAAGAAAAATGGTGGATGAATTAATACTTGATCTAACTAGGAAATTTGGCCCTGATAAACAAACGGCGATTCTCGGGTTGGCGAACTATGTGCGTAGTTTATATAATAAGCCAAGAGAGGCTCTTCTACGAATTGAAGAACTTAATAATATTCCCGAAGAGCAATTGTATAATCGGAACTGGGCTCAATTGTGGGGACCGCATTATAATTCGGATGGTGATTATATCGGATACGAAGATGATGATGAAGATGAAGAAGAAGAAGAACGGCGAAAGTGGGCCGAATTGCGAGAGGAAGATGAAGAATGGAGTAAGTGGGCGACCGCACAGGAAAATGTAGTCGAATGCGTTGATGGTTCGCTCGCGAACTCCTTCGATATGCGTTGCACATCTCCGGAGTTCAGTCGCTCACCTCCGCTACCTTCGGTAATCCGGTTCGCTTCACAACGAAATACTCAGTCTCCCAAAACTAGTGATGATGACGATGATAATTTGGACGACGATAAAGAAGGATCCAACGTTTAAACTCCTTCGTCTACGTATATGAATTAGTCGCTTACCTTCGCCTACGTTCCTTATGGCTCCGGCTCGCTTCATCCAAATGTGAAATATTGTTAACAAACAAACAAAAACAAAAACAAAAACAAAAACAAAAACAAAACTATAAACAAAAACCCAAAACTATAATGTATATTCAGAAAACTGCGACCCGCTCCATTCGGCGCAATATAATATTACTTGCATTTGTCTCCATAATCTGTTGAATTTTGTATTTTTTACTTCAAACTCCTTCGATATGCGTCGCACATCGAAGGAGTTCATCACCGCAGGAAGCTAGCCTACACCTAACGTTCCATATGGATCCGGCTCGCTCCAAAATAATATAAAATTTTATATAAAAATATTTTATATTTAGTCGTACAATAACTTAATTCTTTTCTCATGATATTTTATATTAGTCATAAATATGAGTGATATTATTTATGTTAAACAGAACGATGAGAAGGCGGCGGCGGCGGCGATGATTTGGTTAAAAGGACTAAATTTAAATGGTCTTGATTTAGGACTAAATCAAACTGATATTACAAATACTATTAAATTAGCACACGCGTTATTGAAAACCCCACCAATTCTTACATTATTTATGGAATCTATTAAAAATTCAAAATATTTCGGACCGCTTTTGCAAAAAGTGAATTTGATCCTTGATAAAAATCCCACCATAGGCAGCGAAATTATGAATAGTGGTATTGGTAATGGTAATGGTATTATTAAATCATTTATAACAAATGGTGGAAAGGGAAGTAGAATGAAACGCAAAAATGGAAAATCATACACTAAAAAAAAGAGAGGGGGTCAGACGATGGAATTATCCCATGGTTTATTTGTGTTAATACTAGCTTTTATATTTTTTACTATAACGAACAAAATATTTCCAGAGGTGAACAGTGATAAGCAAATCGATAATTTTAATTATGGAGCAAATGAGGAGTTTCGAGAGACCAGGCGAGATCGTAGATCGTAAACTCCTTCACTAAAGTTCCGGAGTTCAGTCGCTCACCTACGCTACCTACGGTAATCCGGCTCGCTCCAGATATCATATATAGAGAACTGATTAAACTCCTTCGATATGCGTCGCACATCTCCGGAGTTCAGTCGCTCACCTACGACATTGCTTCACAACGTCTCCGGCTCGCTCCATTAAGTGAGCTCCAAACTCCACATACGTAGTCGAAGTGAACAGAAGTGTTCCGAATATATTTATATTATTTTGATATAACAAAAATCAAAATAATACGGAATTTTACATAAAATTGAAATGCTTTTTTTACAATTTGATAAAACACATCAAATCCAAACAACAAATCAATAATAATAATAATAATAATAATAAAAATCAAAGGTAAATAACAATAACAATAATAATAATAATAATAATAAAACCAAGATTCTTCAAACTCCTTCGATCCCTTCGGGAACTGCGGAGTTCACTCGCTCACCTACACCTAACGGTTCCGGAAATCTCCACACCAACGTCCCTTATATCTCCGTTTTCCTCAAAAAACTAAGATGGAACAATACGATCCTAGTGTGATTCGAGAATTTTATCGCAGAGGTAAATTAGCCTACTATGTGCTCAACGGAATAATGTACGCCGGTACATTCCCAAAAACGTGGGCAAGGGACCACGCACCAGAAACAGGACCGAAAGATTGTGAGAATTGTAGAGAGAATGGATGTTGGAACGGTGTATTTATGCTATATTGTGCGAATTGCGCAATTCGTGTGTACGAGGGTACACGCGGGAAAGGGGCGAGTGGTCCAGGAGAAGAATTTGATATTCCCAAAAACCGTGGCTTCGATAGTGCGTTCGACACGTATTTATACAATATCAACCTGAACGACGTAGGCGACCCCGACATTCATGATACATTAGGCCATCGCATGAATGCATATTTCGACAAGTTCAATCGCTTTAACCCGCGAGCTGTCTTGGCCGGGTTAAAGCGATTGGACGGTGAATTGCGCGATGATGATGATGATGATGATGATGATGATGGTGAATCAAAAGAGTATGTCGAATACTTTATCGACACCAACGGCACACCCAACCCAATGACCGACTATCACGACGATAAATCCGTTGACGATGTTGATGAACGCGACGATGATGCGTACGATACGGGACATGGAGTATGTCAGTCTTGTGTGCAGAACGGAGAATGGAACGGCGCATTTATGAACTCCTTCGACTGTAGTAGGAAACCTCCAATGCTTTGTGCAGATTGCGCAATTCGCGTGTATGAGGGTACACAAGGGAAAGGGGCTAGTGGTCCTGATATTTCTGATAACAATGAAAACGTCGCTGAGGCTGGCCCATCTGCTTTCGATTGGGATGAATCAGGTCGCCGCCGCTTCTACGGAATGGGTTATGATGAGTACAGAATGAACTATGATTCTGATGACGATGACGAGTACGATCGTCGTCGCAACTGCCGCGACAGTAGAACGGTTTGCTATGAAAGCGACGACGAACATACTCAACATCGGTATCAGCAGTATATCCCTTCAAAAGGCGAATGCGTTCCTACTCCTATGTCGGAGTATGACCGTGAGGAGGTTGAGAAACCGGATACTTTCATCCACTACGGCACCGGGAAATCCTGGAATGAAAGTGTCAAACATCAATTTGAATATGGCACTGACTATACTGGAGAGCTTCCTGCGGTGATGAACTCCGGAGATGTGCGCCGCATATCGAAGGAGTTTGAAGACATTGGACTTTCTATGTCAGAAGATGATTTTGATTATATATGGAACTTTTGCGCAGCGGAGCGGGCGTCTTCACTGAATACACAAGAGTCTGTGCCCGAACCTGATATGCCTTTCGAATCCGATTCCGAATCCGAATCTTGTGCATTCAGTGAACGCGAACCAGAACTCGACGAGGCGGTACATTGTATGATTTGTGAAAATACCAAATTTACCTGTGCGTGCGACGAAGATTTAATACATCAGAGCGTATTTTGTTATACTTGCGAAAACCCAAGATATATTTGTAGTTGCAACGAAGAATCGCGAAACCAGACACACTATTGTTTACACTGTACAAAAGTCAAATATCAATGCATTTGTGTCGGCGAAAACTCCGTCTATTTGCGTGTTGCACGGAAATATTGTATGCAACAATCCCGTGTTCCAGATGATGAAGAAGAAGAAGAAATCTAATAACTATACCCTTTGCTCAAATAAATAAAACAAAATAAAAATTAACTTAAAATAAAAATAACATAAACTATAACAAAAACAAAAACAAAAAAAACAAAAAAACAAACTGTATATTACTGTACTGTCGTACTGTCGTACTGGGCCACCGTACTTATATAGTGTATGATAGCTAGTAGAATGTTTCCGTTGTATATATTGAACATACTGTTTTTTGTTGCAAGATAACGCGATTTCTCGATATCCTACTCATTTCTCGATATCCCACTCATTTCTCGTTTCGCCATAATTACGGTAATCTTCGTTTTGTGTGATAAATGTATAAAAAATTGAAATGCTTTTTTATAAACAAAACAGAATACACCTCCAAAATACCAAGATATCAAAATAACAAACTTAGCAAAAATGATCCAAGCGCCCTCCGTTTACCAAGATAATCGCGCATCAAGTGGATGCAGCCGTTCTCGCGGTAAGCCAGCTCCCCAAGGTAATGTAAAACCATATACATCTTCTTCTCCAATTCCTATCCCCCACTGTAAACATTGCAGTAATCTTGGTCTCGAAAACCACCAGCACTGGTTGCGCGACCGAAACAACAACATAACGTGTCCCCTGTTGGCGTCGACCGAATGCAGATTATGCGGCGGAAAAGGGCACACTCGTTCGCACTGCCCCGCATATAGTGGATGCGACATCGACAGGGCGATGAGTGTTATGAGTAGTGGCGCGTACATGAACGGACTATTCACTCCTCGTGCGACGCAAATGAAGGCAAAAAAAACTGCGAAAAAAGTTTCCTTCTTCCTACCGAATTCGTTTAGTAATTTAAGCTATGCTAGTGAAGAAAAGGAAGAGGAAGGTCAGGTAGTTGAAGTTGTCAATAAGCTCGAGCTTGAAGAGTCGCTCAAGATGCGCAAAACCATCAATCTGCCGATCGCCCAGTTTCGGATGGAACCCATTAAAATCGATCCTACCAGACGATCTTGGGCGGATGACGATTCTGATTCCGACGACGACGTTTCCGCTCTATCGGAATTTTAATAAATACATACAAAAAGCATAAAAATACATACACAAAAAGCATAAACACACAAAACACAAAAAGCATTTTAATATTTCATCGTTATATATATTACCATTTACCATTTTACCATTTACCCTTTGTTTTCACTGTAAACTTATATAAATAAAAACCCCTTTTTCTTGGTAATGCAATAAAAGAATCGCGGAAAAGATATCGTATATTGAAAAAGGATTGTCGTTGTATTTTTCCTTTATAAATATGTTTATCAACATTTTTAATTATATCGACCAAGATTGCACATTTTGTTTATAATACTACATGATTTATCATAAAAACGCTCATTATTTGACGTTTAGTCGTTTGAATGTCGAGGTTTTATTTATATATTATTTATTATACAAAATGAACGAACAATATGGAGCGAGCCGGATTACGGAAGGTAGCGTAGGTGAGCGACCGAACTCAGAAACTTTAGTGAAGGAGTTTGAAAAATATAATATGACTTGTGTATCTGGGTTTTGGAAGGTGGACAATAAACACGGCGATCAATATACAGATTGGTTTCAAAATTCATTGAAAATAAATAGCCCCTATGTGTTTTTTTCAGATAAAGAAGGCATTGAAATTATTAAAAAATATAGACAAAATTTTCCGACAATTTATATAGAATGTGATATCCAAGATTTTCATACATATAAATACAAAGATAGAATGAAAACTCATCCGATACATTGCCCAAGTGTAGAACTGAATTTAATATGGAACGAAAAAATATTTTTAATGAAGAAAGCGGCAGAATTAAATCCTTTTTTTTCCGACTTTTTTTGTTGGGTTGATGCTGGTATATGTACTTATAGAGACTGTGCCCCGCCAACAATCCCGTTCCCCAATGCAGATAAATTAATTCATTTGCCCAAAGATAAATTTATATATAGTTCCAGTTATCGATATCGCGAAATAGATGTAAGAATTGATAATTATTATCATCACGTTAGTGGAACATATATTTTACATAAAAATATAATTAACGATTTTACCAAGATATATGACAATTACTTGGATAAAATGCTTGATAATAATAATATATGGACTGACCAAGTCGTTTTAACACATATATTCAAGGATAATAAACACCTTTTTTACCAATTATGTAGCGGTTATGGGGAAATAATTACCAGTATGTACTAAATAAAAGTATCGCGATAAAGATGGTGTATATTTGGAGCGAGCCGGAGCTATAAGGGACGTTAGCGTAGGTAAGCGACTGAACTCCGTAGTGCCTGAAGGGACCGAAGGAGTTGGAAATGGAATGTCGTTATATTTTCTTTTTATAAAGATGTTTATCAACATTTTTAAACATATCGACCAAGATTGCACATTTTGATGATTAATTATTCAGAAAACTGCGATCCGCTTCGCTTCATCTACGTTTTCCTTGAGATTATCAAAGATAAAAAATAATATAAAGAAAAAAATATATTAATAAATATTAGAATGAATAGTTGTGTTTTTACAAACGATAATTACGTTATTGTTTCATTATTGGACCATCCATTTTCTCAAATGTTTGCGACTAGAGACAATCATGAAGTTTTATTTAGAAAAATTAATACTTTTTTAATTAATAATAAATTTATTAAAAATAATATAATAGATTTGGGTGCGTGGATTGGCGATAATAGTATTCCTTGGTCGAAAAATGTAAATGGCGTCATATATGCAATCGATCCTTCACCTGATAATTGCAATTTTATTCAAAAAATGTGTGAATTAAATAAAATAACAAATGTTAAAATATTGCAAAATGCTATCAGCGATAAAAATGAATTGTTGTCTACAAATGATGATATAAATCATTGTTCATTTGTTTACGGGAATTGTTTCACAAATGGAAATTACAAAGTTAATGCGGTTTCATTGGATTATTTATATGAGAAGGCAGAAATAGAAAAAATTGGATACATACATCTAGACGTAGAAGGTATGGAATATAGAATACTATTGGGGAGTAGTCATATAATAGATACCAATAGACCTATAATATCATATGAACAACATTTGGAAATTGATAATTATAACGAAATATTAGCATATTTGAACAATAAACAATACACGGTTTTTTTAATAAACGAGATACTTCCTGGTTGTAGAGAAGATTGTAGAAATTCTATTGCATTTCCGAACGAAATATTTGATGAAAATATTATTGCAAATATCCATAAATATATAAGACAGGATTTAATGATACGCAAATAATACCCTTCTTGGTAATACAATGAAAGAGTCGCCTAGAAGATGTCGTATATTGAAAAAGGATTGTCGTTGTATTATCTTTTTATAAATATGTTTATCAACATTTTTAAACATCTCGACCAAGATTACACTTTTTGATTTATAAAATACCAAAAAACATCGATTTCCTTATACATTTTCATTAAATGTCCAGAGATTAATCGCTTTCTCTAATCTTGGTCGGATCAAAAAAAATACCAGAGTATTTTTGTTTTTATGGTTTAATATGTTTTTTATTTTTTATAGTTTATAGTTTATTTTTTTTATGTTTTTTATGGGTGGTAGAATCCGGATACTACTGCACGCTCCGACCAGATGTTTTCGGCACCGAAACCCATTGAATCATCTGCATCTCCATCGGAATATAGAAATGTATCGTTCAACAATAATTCGTTTTGGCTCGCATCTCGGATGATTTCAGAGATTTCGTTCAGTTCGTCGTCAATATTGCTTTCATCCGTATCCGTATCCACATCCGTATCATTTGCCTCGACTACCATACGGGCTATCGGCAAACTCATTCGAACTCCTTCGATCCCTTCGACTGCGTATTCGGAGTTCACACGGAAAACTTCGATTCGCTCCACTTCATCTCCATTTTCCTCCAAATCCGCTGCGATTGGCGACGGAGCGAACATATCAAAACGGTCCGGAACATTGTATTCGTAATAGTGCACGTTTTCACCGTATCGAATACGATTGCGGATATCGTCATTTACGTAGTTGATATCGTCTGTACCTATTTTCAAATTGGGCGCGACGATGCGAGTATTTACATTACATATATGCAGCCCCAACTCGCGGGCGGTGGGGGGGAATTTTTCCATATCATTCATCAATAAATCCATTGTTTGGAAATACGCGTGGCGAATGATCGCGATCGATGCCGTATTCGTCGGAAATGTGTTTTTCAGCATATCCAGCAGATGGAACATATGTCCCATCTTTTCTGCGATGGAAGCAAACACCATATTGTCGACGCTGTCGATTGAGATATATTCTTGGTTTGTTGCGGACATTTTCACATTAATTTTATTTTTCTTATTTACCTTGTTTAACTGTTTCACTTATAGGGGCGGGGGGAGGTGGATTTGTTTTATTGACAAAAAAGCCTTTCAATTTTATTAGCCAAATTATCGAAAATGTGATAATATTATCTAAAATCTTTGTTTATTATATATACAATGTTGCTGGAATGTGTTATTACCTCTTCGATTTTTGGGATTTCGCCGGTTATCAATAAATATTTTTTAAAATTCATATCCGTCGAAGGGATCATCCTTTTTTCGGGACTTTTTTATTCCCTATTCATTTTGCTTTATTTATTATTCTTTTACCAAGATAACATTACAAAGGATTTTCACTCGTTGAACCAAAATAAACACCTATATGCGTTGTTGGGTGTATCCGCATTTTTCATTTTTATTGTTGCCAATTATTTTTATTTGACCGTAATCAAGAACAACAGTGCTTATTTGATTACGGCTATCGTCGCTGCATACCCTATATTCACGGCGATATTGGGATATTTTTTATTGAATGAATACATTTCGATCGCACATAGTGTAGGAATAATGTTCATTTTTTTGGGAGTGTTTTTATTGAACTGGTGATCCGAGTTCTTTCGAGTTCGTTCGAGTCCTACTACGGTGCACTGGCGATCCGAGTCCTACTACGGTGCACTGGCGATCCGAGTCCTACTACGGTGCACTGGCGATCCGAGTCCTACTACGGTGCACTAGCGGTCCGAGTCCTACTACACTGCATTTACCACTTATCGAGAAATGAGTGGGTTATCGAGAAATGAGTAGGATATCGAGAAATGAGTGGGATATCGATAAACCACATATTCGATATAGTTCCGGTAATTCCGATCGAGGCATAATCACCTTATTTTATATGTTTTTTGGGCTTAAAATATATAAAATTGAAAGGCTTTTTTTATTATAAATTAATAATATCAATTACAAAACCAAAGTTATCAAAACGTTATCAAAAATGTCCGCTATTCAAATTATTAATAATACTACTACTACTCCCGTATTGTCGTCCGACAATGAGACTTCGACTAACGTCGAAACCAAGGTGAAAACCGTTCGTACCAAGAAGCCTACTCTTCCTGCCAAGTTGCAGAAGTTCGCCGCTTTCGGATATGCTTTCACCAAGAGTCTTGCTGCTGCCAATGTTATTTCCGAAGAAAATCTAGAAGCCGCCTATGGCCAATTGATGTTGTTTTCACCCGTCGAAGAACAAACTCGATTTTACCAGAATTTCCTCGACCAATCCGCAGATACATTAAAGACGATGCGCAAATTTGTTGTTCAACACAACAAGCCCGTCAAGGCGCCAAAGGCCAGAGCAACCAAGGCTGCTGCGGCTCCCAAAGAACCCAAGGCTGCCAAAGAGCCAAAAACTAAAACTAAACCCATTATCTCTACCATTTCCAATACTACAGGTTCCAGTTCCGATGAGACTGCTGCTGCTGCTGCTACTACTACTACTACTACTGCCACGACGGTCTCCGACGAGGTTAAGATCGCTCCCGTTAAGAAAAGCCGCAAGAAGAATGTCAATGTTGCGACCGACGCGAAGGACGATATCATCGGCCAATTAGTCGCTGCTGCCAACAATATTGAGACGGTTGCTTCTGCTGATGCCGCGACTACTGTTGCTGTTGTTGCTGCTACTACTACTAACACTCCTGTGGATGTAGTTGTTGTTGCCGACAAGCCAAAGAAACAACGCAAACCCAAGACCGTTGAAGTTGCTCCTGCTACTGTTCCAGTTGAAGTTGCTGCTACTGTTGCTGCTACGGTTCCAGTTGAAGTTGCTGCTACTGCTGCTGCTGCTGCTGCCGCCTCAACCGATGCAGTTGTTGACGACAAGCCAAAGAAGCAGCGAAAACCCAAGACGGTTGCTCCTACTGATGCATCTGCTACTGCTGCTCCTGCTGCTGCTGCGGCTGCTGCCGATACAGTTGTTGCCGACAAGGCAAAGAAGCAACGCAAACCCAAGACTGTTGAAGCCGTTGTTGCTGCTCCCGCTACTACCACTCCTGCTGCGGAAGAAGACGACGACGAAGTCATTCACACTCGCGAGTTCGTTTTCGACCAGCAATACTATCTCATTGACCAAGCAACTAATTTCCTTTATAATCCTACATCATTTGACCACGTCGCCAATTTTAATCCTGAAACTAACGACATTGCCTTTATTTAAAACACTTTTAAACAAAACTAGAAAAAACAAAAAAACAAAAAAACAAAAAAACAAATTATATATATTTTCATTTTATCCTGCATTTTATCCTGCATTTTATCCTGCATTTTATACTATATTTTCAAACTGTAATCTCTTTTATTAAATAAAATCATTTTTTTTCGTTTTTTACATCACAAAATTGATTTATTATTTCATATATTATTTCGCAGAACAAACCAAAATAATATATAACTAACTAATACTTTTCCAAAAATGGTCAAAAATACGACTGGCGGCAATAAATCGAAAGGTATGGCGCGCAAGCTTACCAATACCAACAATTCCGGTAAATTAAGGGTCTCTATGGACGAGAATGAACAATATGCTTGTATTTCGCGATTGTTGGGCAATGGGATGTGTCGTGCTACCACTTCACACGGCAAGGATCTTCTTTGCTTCATTCGCGGCAAATTTCGCGGCAGAAACAAGCGCGCTAATATCATTTCCGTCTCTTCCATCGTTTTGGTCGGCATTCGCTCCTGGGCCGGCGACAATCCCAAAGAATGCGATCTTCTCGAAGTTTACGATCAGAATGAAACCAATCAGCTCAAAATGATTCCTAATATCAATTGGGCGCTTTTCAATGAATTCAATTCCATTTCCAAAAATAACGACGACGATTTTGTCGTTTTCAATAATGACTGCGAATCCGAATCTTTTATCAATCACTCCTCCAATACTTCCTCCAATACCA